ATATTGAGGAGTTTGTAAAGTATGCTTTATTTGAATATAACAAGGCAATTTATTATTTTTATCAATTATATCTACTTTATTATCATCAGTTGATTTACTCTCACTTCTAGATGAAACAACTCCATCAAAACCTAAATCCTTAAGTTCGTTTACAATCTTCTGTTCAGCTCGGTGTCCTCGATTTCTATTATAAGACCCAGATCGTTTATTTTTACGTTGTTTTTTCATTGAAGTAATACTCCTTAGCTGAATTAATTAATTTTTCAGTTTCAGATCTTCCATACTTTTTTCTGAAATCAGAAATATCTTTTACATTAAATCTCCGTGGAATAAATGCAACTTTTATATCTGGAAAAGCAGATTTTATTTTCTTTAAGCCTTTTATACCAGCTAAATCATTATCATATACAACTAATATATGTTCAAATTTAGTTTTAAGTTTTTGGTACTGACTTCCTGTTATAAATATATTTTCTGAATTTGGAGCTATAGCAGTAATTCCAAGTTCATATAATGTCATACAGTCCTTTAGAGACTTTGTAATAACTAAATATTTACCTCCATTCTTAGGAAGCTGTGCAGCCCCTTGAATTTTTATAGAGCTTCAATTTGATAAAAATTTAAATTTCTTTTTGCCGGGAAAGTATATTCTTCATTGTTCAATCCCATCTTTTATTCCACCGTAGTACCCATAAATATGCTGATTAGTACTTTCAAGGTGAAACAAATTTCCATTTAGAAAAATATTTTTACATGAATAAACATTAAATCTTTTCAATGTTTCTTTACTTATTCCATAGGATTTCCACCAAGCTAACTCATAATCCTGAAAGTCTCTAACTTCAACTTGAATAATGGCAGATTTATGTTCTTTTAATATACTACCTGTATAAGCAAGCTTTGGAGTATTAACTTTTAAATTTTTTTTGATGTATTATACCAAAATCGTTTCCAATTATTTGCAAAGCTTTTGCAAAAGAACATTGAAATTTTTCCATTACAACAGAAATAAAATTTCCGCAGAATGCTCCAGAAAAATCCTTAAATATTAAATCACCATTTTTATTTCTATAAAAAGCACAAGTAGGATTTTTATCCTGCCTTAAGGGGCTCACAAAGAGCCCCTTTCGTACAGGAATTCCAAGATAATGTTCCATTAATTGTTCTTCGGAAACCCTTTTAAGAATCATCTCTTTGGTGACTCTTATGGGTTCCAAAGTAATTTCCACTAGAATGGTAGATCAGTATCCTCAGAATCATCTCCATTAATGGTTTCATCCATATCGGATAAAACATTTGCAACATTTACTTTTGAAGCCATATTAGTTGGAGTTGCCTCTTTAGCGGCCTCAATTCTCTTAAGCTCTTGTGCAGTCATAGTTAAATCGTGGCCAATAATTCTTGTTGCAATTCCGAGGTCACCATTTTTAGTAATTCTGGCAGGGAATGATGGCATTGATACAAAACCATTATTCTGAGGAATAAGTTTTACTTGAACCTTCGTTCCAATGGAAGGAGCAGTTAACTTTTTAACAGTATTTACTACCTGAGTAAATGATCCGGTAAGTTTTATTTTACCATCATCAATATCTTTAATAATTTGAGGATCTACTGCTTCGAGAATTTCTCTAACAGTGATAAGAAAATGATCAAGAGGAGATGCAGTCTTTCCCCATTGCATTTCAGGTCTTTCATCGGACTGAGGCTCAAAGAAATTCTGAGTGTATTCTCCATAACCTTCAATATCTAACTTTAGAGCAAGTGTTAAAAACACTTCTTGAGTTTTCTGACTCGTAACCTTACTTAATTCTACTCCTTGAAAAGTTGCATCTTTAATTCCTGCTGATAGAAAATTTCCACTTTCTTTTGCCTTTACGGCACCACTAAAATCAAAATTCATATAATAATTTTTTAATAATCTAAGATCTTTTATTTCAAATTTTCGAGATCAAGTTCTTCGTCTCCAAGATTGTCATTATCTGACTCTTCTTCTAGCTTCACCATTTTAAAGTAACTCTTAAACGGTTCTAGCTTAAAGGACTTGCCGTATTCTAACAGAATTTCTCTCTGTGTACCTCTAAATGATACGGTATTAGATTTCGTTAGTCTATTTCCCCCATTACTATCTGTAAATAATTCAGACTTTCCAATAACAGGAAAGGTTTCTTCTGGACTCACAGTATAGTATGACACAGTTATTCTATCATTAGGTATAACTCCAAGGAGGAGTTGTGCTGATTTAGATAGAATTAATTTATTGTCATCTAAGGTTACAATAGCATCATCTACTTGTTCTCCGACTTTAACCACTCTGAGATTTGTTATTTCAGAAGTTTCTGGGTCAAAATCAAATTGAATACTAAACATCTTTTAATTATTTTGTAAGACTAGGATAAATTCGTTCCCAATGGAACTCTAATTCTCCATCTTCTTTCATTTCTCCAAGCTTAATATCTTTATTTCTTAGATTCTTTGGTCTTGCTCCGCATTCTACAAATTTATCTCCAGTATTAAAAGATAATATTGTGTTGGACTCATCGTCACGGTACAAGAAACCAATAGCATCACTTCTTGAAGAAAGTACTCTACCAGTTTTACCAGCCAGATCAATACCTTTAATAGTAACATCAGAATCTGCAATTGCAGAATCTTTTGTGTGACATACTAGTATAATATTTGGAGCACATTTGGAAACCATGTTAATAACCATTTCCATTGCTTCCCTTACCTTAGTATATCCAGCTCCCATAGGTGCATCAAGAACATTTTTTCCAGTAAATTTACTTCCAGCAACAGTATCTTGATATAACTTAAGAGCTAAAGGCTTTACCATTTCTTCTAGGGCAGTAATAGTATCTAATACTATAAACTGATATGGATAATTAGCTTCTTTAATAGCCTTACAGATTTCCTTTAAATCCTGTACAGAATTTGCCTTAATCTTAACAGCGTCGATATAATCATATCCGCCGTCTTCCAAGTCAATACATAGTGCATTAGGTAATGCAGCTAAAGCTGTTGACTTTCCTTGTTTTGGCTTAGAAAATATAATAAGATTTTTTGGATCTTCTAATTCTGCAGGGATTATAGAAGTAGGAAGTTCTATTGCCATGTTAAAAATTATATATTAATTCTTTCTTCTGTTCGTTTTGTGGAACATCATCTTTGATTTGTGTGTTAGGATTTAAACTCAAATATAAAGAATAATCCGTAATTTCTTCTGCTTTAGGTAGTTGTTTTCAATAACTTATTTCTCCAAAGAAATTCATGGGAATATATCTATCAGGATCTCCGTCTCTATTTTTAATAAGGCATAATCCGCGGTAGCGATCCCTTAATCCGTAAAAATTATTTTCAGGAGGATCTACAATAATTGTATACCCCCTAGTAGTTTTTAATTTTAGTTTAACTGGATTAAATATTCCAATACAGACATCAGAATCATTATATGGACATTCTGTGTCTTTTAAATCTTGTCTAGAAGGTTCATATAACTCTGCTTTTCTTCGATCCATATCAGTAGTTCCTCTATTAGCTTGTTGTAAAATAAACCATGAGACACCACATCTTTCTCTAAGATTAACAGCATATGCAGAGATCGCATCCATCTCACTCTTTTTTGTTTCTCCAGTTTTAGGAGAACATAACGCAAGATGATCAACTACACCCAAAACCATTAGTTCTGGGTCATATGGTTTATAAAACCTTCTTTTTCCGTCTTCTGATTCTAAGAATTCTCCCGATTCCTCCAGAAGTTCCATCATTGTTCTATAAAAAGAATCTCTATTTAAAGATTTATCATATATTATTAATTTTTTAGAAATTTCCTCTAATCAGGATTTTCCTTTTAAAACATATTGATAATACTCATCAGATAAAGGTTCTTCCCACGACATCAGCTTCTTATAAGGAATTATTACATTATACTTTTCATATAAATATAATCCAAGTAATTTAGCTAATAATTTATTTGAAGACATCTCAAGAGAAAAATATGCAATTTTAATTTTTCTATTAGGGTCATCCACCAGACATCTATATAACATATATAGAGAAATTGCAGTTTTTCCTCCTCCAGAATCAGAAAATATTAGATAATAAGTTTTCTTTTGTAATCCACCAATATAAGAATCTAGTTTAGGAATCCCTGTAGATATTCCTTTGTTTTTTCCTAGTCTTCCTGCATTTATAGCACTGAATAATTCTGAAACATTATTACTCATCGATATAGATACTATTTTGACTGATAGGTGCTATCTCAGGATTCTCTTTCAAGAGTTTTAATGCTTCTCATTGGTGAGAAATAACAAAATTCGTAATACCAAAATTTATATGACCATTTTCTTTGGCCCAATTTAAAACCTCAAGAACTTCTTGATGCTTTTCAGGATTATTTCCTATTTGAACTCCATAAAAGAAAAAGAAATCATCTAAAGATGCAAATCTTTTGGAAATATCTCGCAGTGGCGCAAACTTTCCATTAATATTAATAAATGGAGGATATGCTTCGAAAAGCTCCTTTCCCATTTGTCCAGAATTTTTAGTTCATGATTTTAAAAACGATTTATTAAACTCGATTTCATTTGGATTATAGACAGTTGGACTATAATCTTTATGTATAAGTTTTTTGTCCTTAAGAGAGTTAAATAAATCTCTTAATTGATCCTGTCCTCCATTTTTAAATCATTGTGCAAAAAACTCTGGATGTCCTTCCTCATCTCTTGCTAAAAAAGTTAAATAGATTAATAGCAACTCATCTGCAGTTAGATTATAAGTTGCCATTAGATTTAAAATTGTTTTTAATTCCAAGATTAAATAAACTAAAAGATTTATTTAACCACCGATGTTTTTACATTTTAAGTGCCTTTCATCGTTTACAATGTTAAAATCTAAACTCAGTGTCTTCAAATTGATCACGTTGTCTAGTGATCAACTCTTCTCCACTTAATACTAATTTTAATTGATCTTCACTAAGAACAATAGCATTCTTAGAAGTATTTGAATTTTGAAACCATCGTCATTCTTGTGTACCACGAATTACTAAAGTAAATAATTCTGCAGTTTTGCCTTCTTCAAATCTAATAATTCTTCCGGTTCTTTGAGTCTTTCGTATTTTTGAACTATCTATACTCATAATAATTCCTACACTAAGGCCTTTAATATCAACACCTTGATCAGCGGCCTTTGATGTACATAATACACCAGACTCAGCTTCATTAAACTTTTTTATGATTTCAGCATTTTTCTTCTTACTTTGTTTTGAGTGAAGAACTTGACCAACTCCTAATTGTTCAGAATCTTTAATAGTTGCAGAAAAAGTAATACATTTCTTATCTTTTCTTGCATCTAAAATCTGTTTACAGATTTCTAATTTTTTAGGATGAGACATAACAAATTCTTTTCGTTTTCTCATACATCTCATTCAATCCATAGCCATACCTAAAACATCTTTAGGACTTAGTCCCATTTGTTTAGCATAAGTATTTCTAAATTTTCAATCTGTAGAACATCTCATTGCTATATTGAAATCCCAATTAAAATATGCAAAATATCCATTAAATTTTTGATCTCAAGCTTTATACTCCGTAAGATCAACATCTAATAATACTACATATTCTTTTATTGGAGATACCCAGCCTTCCCCTTGTGCTTCTGAAAGTGTAATACTGTCACACACTGGAGCATACTGTTTTATTAACACTTCTTTTCCATCTAATCTTTGTAAAGTAGCCGTAAGACATAAAATCATACTATATTCAACTACTTCAAATACTTTTCTAAAAGTATCTGATGCAGTTAAATGTACTTCATCAATAATTAGTAAATCACAAGTTCACTCACTTCTAATTACAGTATTAATAATTTCAACTTTGCAATTATCTATTAAGTCCCATTCAATAAGTTGGTCTATCCATTGCTCTTTTAAAAATTCTGTAGGAACAACTATCAGGACAGAAGCTTTTGAATTAGATTTTAATAAAGATGTAATTAACATTAAAGACAACCTAGTTTTTCCAAAACCAGTACAAGCCTCTATAGTAGCTTTACCTCCACTTCTAATTCATTTTGTTATACTTTGTTTCTGACGATCAGTTCTTGAAATCATTAGAATGTATAATAAGAACAATTAAAACAATTAAATTCAGAACATTTTTCACATGGATATCTTGGATTATCCAATGTATATTTTTTATCTGGAACAGTTGTTATAATTTCATAAATAAAATTTAAACAATTTTCTAGTTCCGAAATAACACAAATTTCGTCTCTCGTGTGTTCATTATAATATCCACAAGATACATTTACTCCGGAGATATTAAATTGATCTGATATAATACCAATATCAGTAAAAACTCCTTCAACCAAATTATAGCGATATTTATCCATAAGATCAGAAATGTCTACTATAAATTCAGAAGAAGCAGTTATTAATCCATTAGTAAAGTATATTAAATCGGAAGACCCTTTCCTGTCTGCCTGTATCAAATAATTAACATCTTTAAAGAATTTTTGATTATGCTTAGTCTCAGATGCTCCTATACCACCAACCTCTTCTTCAGTAGTAAAACATACTTTCAAATTTGGAATTTTTTCAAGTAGTTGAAGAGCAACTAAAATACCATTACAATCATCTGCATTTAACCCACATTTAACATTAGACCCAGATAAACTTGCTGATACTATACCATTTCTTATATTGATATTTCTATGGGCAATAATATTATGAACTGAGTCTAAATGAGCAACTATACATGCATAATGTTCTGGATTTGTTGTATTCTTTGTAATAAATAAATTGTTATAATGATCTAATTCAAAACTAAGTTTTGGGATTTTATAACAATAATTTAAAATAAAACTAATCATCGAATTCTCAGAACCTGATGGATGATTAATTAAATACAAATCTTTTAATAATTTTAAATTTACTTTCATTAGTGTCTTCAACAATTGTCTACTTCTGCAGTAGCAGGGAGTTCAACTTGTTTACAAAACCAAGCTCCAGCTTTCTTCATACAGTCCTGAACAACTTGTGCCATTTCATCACAAATTTCTTCAGGAACCTCAATATTTCATTCATCATGAGCAGGAATACATAGTTTTACTTTAAAAAGTAAATCATGATCAATTAAATACTGATAAATATAAATAGAAGCAAGTTTAAACATAACAGCACCCGTCATATATTACCCAAGAGACTCTTTATTCTCTTGTTCAATAGATTCGTCTTCTCTATTGTTTGGACTATATCTTAA